ATGGGTTTCGAAATGGCTGGCAAGCCGCAGCACTGGAAAGAACGAAGCGGGCGCTACTCGGCACGAGTCGTCATCCCGCCCTATCTTCGCCCCTACCTCGACAACAAAGCCGAACTTGAGATCCAGCTAGGCGGCGACCGGCGCACGGCGCTTCGCAACCACGCCGCTGCCGTCGCGTCTATCCAGCGCCAGATTGGTATTGCCCGGCAGAAGCACGAAGCCGCGACGGGCAAGCAGACCAAAGCCGCCCCCTACCCGCTCACCGTTCAACAGATCGCCGTTCGCGACTATCAGAGTCAAATCGACTTCGGCGCAGAGCTTCGCGCAACCGACTACCGATATGCTCAGTTTGAAATCGACTTCGACCACGCCCGGCGCTTCCGTGATGGCTTCGCCGGGAAGCTGACTGATGACGAGCTAGAGGAACTTGTCGGCGCTCGCGTGGAGCGCGCCCGGCTGGCCGGGAACACGGATGCGGTCAAGGGCACCGATAAGTGGCGAGCGCTGGCGCAAGCGCTATGCGTGGCCTCTTATGAAGCAGTCGCCCGCGAGGATGAAAGGAACGAAGGTGACTTCACCGGCAAGCCGACTCATCCCCTGCTTGCCGAAGCCGCGCATATAGAGAACGAGCCGGACCCGATTACCTTCGACAATATAATAGATGACGAAGTGAAGCGCCGGGCGCGTGGCAAGGACGCGAAGCCCCTGCCCGCTCTGACTATAAAGAAGTATCGCGACCATTGCGCCGCGTTCGCCAAATGGCGCAAGAGCAAGAACGCTCTTACTGTCACTGCCGCAGAGGGAAAAGGCTGGATCGAATCACTGCAGGACGCGGGCGAGCTTAGCAATCGAACAGTGAAGGCGATGCTTCAGAACGTCCGCACGGTCATGAATTGGGGACGGCAGAATGACCCTGCCGACTTCTTCCCGGCAGGTAATCCCCTCAACGGCATCAAAGCCCCTGACTATACAACCCTCCCCTCATACCTCCGGGCCTTCACGATGGACGAAGCTAAGCTTGTCCTGACCGCAGCCCAGGAAGAGGACAAAGCCATGTTCCGGTGGATACCGTGGCTGTGCGCTTACTCAGGGATGCGCGTGAGCGAAGCCGGGAACCTACGCAAAGAAGATTTCTTCGAAATCGGTGGCCGGTGGTTTTGGAAGGTGACGACCGTTGGCGCGCGCTCGCTGAAGACGGCCAGCAGTGAACGCCGCATCCCGGTTCATAAGGCCCTTCTCGATGAGGGCTTGATTGATTTCGTGAAAGCCGCGAAGCCGGGCCGCCTCTTCAAAGGCGAGACGAAGGACGCGGTTCTTATCCAGCCCCGTATCAGCACATGGGTTCGCGGCTTCATCCCATTCGACAAGCGGCCCGAACTCTCCCCTAACCACGGCTGGCGTCATCTATTCGAAGACCTTTGCACCCGCGATCAAGTGCCAGAAGACGCCCGAAACTACATGACCGGGCGAACGGGCGGCGGATCGCAAGAGCTATATGGCCGAAGCGAAGTCATGCTTCCCGGCCTCGCCGCCGCGATGGATCAAATTGTTCCCATCCCAATAGTTCACAAAAATTGATACAATTTCGATAATTCATCTATTTTTGTGATTAATAGGATTCACAAGTGAGTCCTGATATGAGATTCTGTCCTCAAGTTAATTGAGGACGGACCCTAATGGATTTTGCCGGTATTGTTTCAGGTGCGAAGAAGGCGCTCGGCTTTCCGGTAGAACAGAAGGCATATTCCCTTAACGATCCCGGCATTTCCGATCTAGTAGGCTTCAGACCTACTTATTCTGGCGTGAAAATCAGCGGCCTTTCGGCACTCTATGTTCCGGCTGTTCTTCAAGCTGTTCGGCTGATTTCTGAAACTATTGGCTCACTTCCTTGCAAGGTCTATCGGGAAACCGCAGACGGCAAGGAAGCGGCCAAGGATCATACCGCCTATCGCATCGTCCACAAGCGGGCGAATGAATGGTCCGGCGCGGGCGAGCTTCGCACGGTCCTGACTGCCGACGCCCTTATTCACGGTAACGGATACGCCCGCGCCGTGCGCTTCGAAGATGGACGCCCCTTTGAGCTTCATCGCCTGAAGCCCGGCAAGGTCACGGTCCTTGAAGACGAGCTAACCGGCGCGCCCGTCTACCGCGTTTCCGAAAAGACCGGCACCCGCGACTATCCCCACACCGAAATCCTTCATGTCCCGTCCTTCCTCGGCACGTCACCTATTGCTTTCGGCAAGGAAGCGATCGGCGTGGCCTCGATCCTTGAGCGCGAAACCGCTCAGTTTTTTGGTAGCGGGCGGCGTCCGGCTGGCGTCTTCACCAATGAAGGCAAGGCAATCACCGGAGACGAGGGCAAGGGCGCGGGCACAGTCATCAACATCTTGAAGTCCTATCGGAAGTGGAAGGATGGCAATAACGGCGATCCGCTCATTCTCGATGGTGGATGGGCTTACAACCAGCCGGCCATGACCTCGACGGACGCGCAGTTTATCGAGAATCGCAATTTCCAGCTTGCTGAAATCGCCCGCATCTTTGGGGTGCCGCCCCACCTTTTGTTTGACCTCGACCGGGCGACGTGGGGCAATGCAGAGACCATGGGCGCAAGCTTCCTTCAGCTTTGCCTTCGCCCTTGGCTGGACCGCTGGCAGGAAGCTTACACGACCGTCCTTGTCAGCGAGGATGAACAGGACGACCACTATTTTGAATTCGTCACGGCTGACCTTGAGCGTGCCGACGCTGCCGGCCGCGCTGAAATCTACAGCAAGGCGATTGCTTCGCGCTGGCTGAACCCGAACGAGGTTCGCGCCCGCGAGAACCTGTCGCCCTACGAAGGCGGCGATGAATTCGCCAATCCCAACACTACCACGACCACCACCACGACCGGCCCCGCCACGCGCGTCCCGGCGAAGGATGCCGCATGATTCAACATACCGCCTTCTTTGGCGACGGCGAAAAGACTTTCGCCTTCCCGACCCGCGAACTTATCGAAGAACTTGAGCGCAAGACCGGCCACGCCATCGGCGCGCTGTTCCGGCGCTTCCGCACTTCCGACTACTCATTCATGGACGTGCTTCAGGTTCTTCGCCTTGGCCTTATCGGCGGCGGCACCCCTCCGCGTGAGGCTGACCAGCTTGTCGCGCTCTATGGCATCGGTCGCCCGCTCGCCGAAAGCTTTGCCGTCGCTGATGGCGTCATCACGGCGCTTTTCTTCGGCACTGAAGTGGAAGCCCAGGGCGAAATCGGACAAGCCGCAGCGACCGGCGACATGACTGCCGCAATCAATGACGCGCTTCGGCAGGTAGCCGAATGAAGAACAGCGCCGTTCTTCTGAAGGCCGAAGTCTCGATTGATGACGCTGGCACCGTCACCGGCATTGCGTGGCCGTTCGACGGGCCGGACAGCGAAGGCGATGTAATTCGTAAGGGCGCGTTCAACTTCGCCCCTGAAGTCCCGATGATCGTTGAACATGACGGGCGGCAAATCGTCGGCGTCTGGAAGTCCTACCGCGAAACCGAGGCCGGTCTTGAAGTTACGGGCCGGTTGTTCCTTGAGGCCAGCGCACCGGCCCGCAACATGCACCGCTTGCTTCGCAAGGGCCTGATTACTGGCCTTTCCGTTCAAGGCGATGGCGTCAAGGCCACGGCCCTGCCGACCGGCGGGCGGGACATCTCCGAAGTCACCGTTTTTGAAATCTCTCTCTGCAAGCGCCCCGTCAACTCTGGCGCTCGCGTCACCATCGTTAAGTCCATCATTGAAGGAAATCACATGGAAAACGAACTTGAGAATACGCCGGAAGCGAATGCTGACCCGGTTATCAGTGCTGCCGACCTGAAGGCGCTGAAGGAGGAAATGAAGGTCATAAAGGCGAAGCTCAATCGCCCGACCGCTGCCAACAACAATCAGCCGGAAGCGCAGAACGACAATTCCGTGAAGAAGGCGTTCGCGCACTTCCTTCGCACTGGCCTCGACACCGCACCGGATAGCGTTCGCAAGGCCCTGACGGTCGGCAGCGATGAACTCGCCGGTTACATTCTGGCACCGGAAGAGACCAGTTCCGAATTTATCCGCAATCTTGTCGAATTCTCGCCGGTTCGCGCGCTTGCTGATGTTCGCCCGGCAGCCTCGCACACTATCGTTCTGCCGAAGCGTCTTTCGGTCACGAATGCGAAGTGGAAGGGCGAAGCCGTCGCTTCAGAAGCATCCGAACCGACCTTCGGCGAGATGGAAATCAGCATCAAGGAACTGACGACCCACGTTGATCTGTCCAACTGGCTGATCGAAGACGCCAGCGCTGATATCGTCGGCGAAGTGAACCTTGCCCTTGCCGAAGACTTCGGCGCGAAGGAAAGCAAGGCTTTCGTCGGCATTACCGACACGGCAGCGCCCACTGGCTTCATGAACGATACGGGTATCGCCAACTTCGTCAATGGTCACGCGGCGAACCTCTCCGCCGACGCCCTCGTAAAGCTGATGTATTCCCTGCCGGGCATTTATCGCGCACGGGGAACCTGGGTGATGAACGGCAACACCCTCGCGACCATCCGCACCCTGAAGGACGGTAACGGCAACTACCTGTGGCAGCCGTCTTATCAGGCAGGCCAGCCCGAAACGATCCTTGGCCGTCCGGTTGTCGAGCTTATCGACATGCCCGATGTTGCCGCGAACGCTTTCCCGATCATGTTCGGCGACTTCAAGGCTGGCTACCGCATCTATGACCGCGTGGCCTTCGGTGTTCGCCCGAACCCTTATCTTCTCGCAACCGAAGGACAGGTTCGTTTCCATGCTCGCCGTCGTGTCGGCGCTGGCGTGGTTCGCCCCGACGCCTTCCGCAAGCTGAAGATGGCGACGGCCTAAGCCATGACCTATCAGCGGCCCGCATATGAACAGGTAACGATTGCGCACGGTGGAAACACCGTGACGCTTCGCCCTTCCTTGCGGGCCGCTGTTACCCTTGAAGCTCGCTTCGGCTTCCCGGCCTTGCGCCGGGCGCTGGACGAAGGCAGCTTCACCATCAGTTCCGAAATCATCCTTGCCGCTTGTTCCTCTCGGCAGGATGCAGCGGCTTTCTTGGGCGGGATTCTAGGAAAGCCGCTTCTTCCCTTCTTCATCGCCGTGCGCGCACCGCTCGACGAACTTGTCGCCATGTTGCAGCCCGCGCCAGTCCAATCGTTGGACGCGAAGCCGAAGACCGTCACCAATCCCGGCAAGCCCGTCGCATGGGCCGAATACTATGCCGACCTCTATGAGAAGGCGACCGGATGGCTTGGCTGGACGCCCGAAACGACGTGGAACGCGACCCCGACCGAAATTGACCGCGCCTATTCCGGCCATATCGAGAAGCTGAAGGCCATTCACGGCAGCAGCGAGGACGACAAGCAGGCGGAAAAGCAGCCCGACCCCGAACAGGCAAAGCGCAATGCAGACGCTGGCCTTGACCCCGAATTTGACCGCGCCGGGCTTCGTGCCCTCAAGTCGAAGATTGCAGGTGGCGCATGAGCTTGCCGCCCCGCATCTGTTCTTGTGGCCGCGTAGTGCCGCATGGCGAGCGCTGCGAATGCCAGCGCACCATGACCCGCGAACGCAACGCCCGCCACGATGCACGCCGACCCTCGGCCGCAGCGCGCGGCTATAACCATGAATGGCGCAAGGCCCGCACCGAATACCTGGCTGCGCATCCCCATTGCCGGGAGTGCAGCAAGAACGGCACCACGCGCCTTGCATCTGTGGTCGACCACATCATTCCGCACCGTGGCGACAAGCGCCTGTTCTGGCACCGGGCGAACTGGCAGCCCCTTTGCGCACCTTGCCACAACAGCGTGAAGCAGCGGCAGGAGCGCAGCCTATGACGCCCGCCGAAAGCGCCCGCCAGATCGACAAGGAAGAGTTTGCGGCAGAGTGCGCAGCCATCCGGCAGCGCGCTTACGATTGGCTCGCATCGCAGCGCCCCGAAAAGCCGAAGGACATGCAGCGTGGCTTTGCTCGCTTATACGAAGGCCGTGGTGAGAAGCACACCTTGAGGGAATGGAGCGAAATCACCGGCATCTCAATGTCTACCCTTAATACCCGGATCAACCTTTACGATTGGTCTGTTGAACGGGCAGTCACGGAGAAGATTGGACACTTCGGACGGCGCGGCAAGGAATACACCATCAACGGAGCGACGCGCAGCTTAGCCCATTGGGCGAAGGACGCAGGCATTTCGACGCACGCGATTCACGAACGCCTCTCAAGAGGATGGCCCATCGAAGCAGCCTTGACCCTTCCGAAGGGAAGCGCTCGCCCGACCAGTGATGAGCCGGGGGTGGTCTCCGACTTTGCGCCTTCAGAGGGGACCGGCGCGGGGGGCACCGCGCAAGAGAGCCCGAATATAACTTTTTCAGAAAGTGCAGCATGTCCGCAGTAAGCCTTGAACTCGCCAAGTCTCACATGAAGGTGGATGGAACCGCCGAAGATGAGCTTATTGGACTCTATATCGAGGCCGCAGAAACGTGGTGCGGCAACTACATCGGCAAGCCGATCGCCGACCTGAATCCGGTTCCGGCTGACGTGAAAATTGCGATTTTGAAGCTCGTTTCCTTCTATTTCGAGTGCCGAAACATCGCGACGTTCGGCCTTTCTATGCAGCTTGCGCCGCATGGCGTGACCTCAATCCTCGACAGCTATTGGGAAAACAGGTTCACCGATGGCGAGTAAGCGCAACGATGGCGGGCTTGCCAACTTCAATAAGCGGATGAAGGCGCTCGGCGATGCGCCCGACGCGATGATTGACAAGATTTTGATGCGCGCGGCTCGCCGTATCGCAGTCGCGCAGCGTATGGCCGCACCCGTTGACGACGGCAACCTTCGCGCAAGCATTGCCATCACCGCACCCGGCGAGACGACCCCGCCCTACAGCCAGCCGGGTGGCTCGCATGTCGCCGACAAGCACGAAGTCATCATCACCGCAGGCAATGAGGACGTGCGTTATGCGCACCTTGTTCAACACGGCACTGCCGACACGGAAGCGCAAGATTTTTTCCTTGGCCCCTTCCATCAGGCGCGCGCCAAAGAACAGCGCACCATCAAGCGCGAAGCCAAGAAAATTCTTCGCGACGTAAACGCCGGAAAGAAAATCGATGTTTGAGCCGACCCTCGCCCTTCAAGCAGCAATCGACACGGTGCTTGTGAACGCGCCGGGCGTCATGTCCCTGCTTAAAGACGATCCGACCCGCGTCCGAGCAGGCAGCACCCGGCCCGACAAGACCCCTTGCGTGATCATGAGCGACGGCAACACCGCCTTGCATGGTCACGACTACACCGCACAGCGCACGGCATGGGTCTACCTCGACATTCACGTTTGGGCGATGGGCGAGGATGCGCAGGACACCGCGAAGGAAATCGCGGGCGCGGTTATGGCCGCACTCGACAAGCGCTCCCTCGATATCGAAGGCGGCTATTGCGACCATTTCCGCGTCACCGCTTCCCGGTTTCCGCGTGATCCCGACCCGACCTATGGGCACGGCGTCCTTTCCATCGAAGCTCTCATTAGGTGGATCGTCTAATGCTCAATATCGGGAACATGGATCGCCGCATCACCATCGAACGCGTGACCGAAACCAAGCGAGCGTCCGGCAGTGTCGCGAAGGTATGGGCACCCGTCGCGACCGTATGGGCCGAAGTCCTTCAGCAGACGGCGAACGAATTCCTCACCGGCTACGGCGAAGCTGAAACCGGCACCGTGATTTTCCGTGTCCGGTATCGCCCTGGCATCACGACCGCCGACCGCGTGACCTATGAGGGCGTGGCCCACGGCATCGCCGAAATCAAGGAACTCGGCAGGCGCGATGCGCTGGAACTTCGCGGTGAGGCCCTGAAGTGACCCACCTTCGCGGCAGGAAGCCGCCCATTTCGAGCGATAGCAACGCCCTGACGAAGGCACCGGCCCCGCCGAAGCACCTTTCGCCGTATGCGCGCGCGGAATGGAAGCGGATCATGCCCGGCCTTATTGAACGCGAGATTATCACCCGTGGCGATCTCGGCGGGGTGGAAGATTATTGCCGTGCCCGTGGCCTTGTTCGCGAAATTGAAGATACCCTTCGCACGTCTGGCGAAATCGACATGAAGCTTTGCCGTCTTCAGGACAAGGCCATGCAGACGGCCCGGCAGCTTGCCGCCGAATATGGCTTGTCGCCGGTATCGCGCGCCCGCGTCGGCAGTGCAGCGGCAGACGATGACGGCGACGATGTTAACCCGCTCATGATTGGCAGGAACCGCACCCATGCCTAAGAGCGTGTTCCCGCATTGGATTTATGACGGCTCGGTTATCGAAGATTCGAACGGCGACGGCGAACTGGCCGTGCGTTTTATCCGGGCGCTTAAGCACGCGGCTAGCACCGCACCGAAAAAAGCTTTCCAGCTTTATGACCCGTTCGAACGTGTGACGCGGCGCATCTATGGCCCGCGTAACCCGGACGGCACCCGCGTTGTGAAAAAGGTCTTTCTTTTAGAGGGACGTGGCAACCGGAAGACTAGCCACGCCGCAGCATGGTCGCTTCTGCATTTGCTTGGCCCGGAAGCGGTTCCGGCTGGACAGGTGATCTTTGCAGCTTGCGACCGCGAGCAGGCAGGCATTGGCTTTCGTGAAGCCGCTAACATCGTGCGGATGGATAAGCGTCTTGTGGCAGCGACGAAGATCAATGACGCTTTTAATTCGGCGAAGCAGATTTTGAACCGGAAGAACGGCGCGACCCTCAAGGCGATTTCCAGCGACGGCAAGGCGCAGCACGGCACCACGCCGAACTTCATCCTTATCGATGAAATCCACCAGTGGAAGGGCCGCGATCTATGGGAGGCGCTCGACTCCGGCACAACGAAGGTTGCGGACCCGCTTACGATCATCTGCACCACGGCAGGCCGTGGACAGGATAACCTCGGATTTGAGCAATACGACTATGCCTACAAGGTCGCGACCGGCGAGATTGACGACCCTACCGTGTTGCCGATCCTGTTCCAGCTTGAACCCGGCGACGACTGGCGCGATGAAACGACGTGGCCGAAGGCAAACCCCGGCCTTCCTTATGGCTTCCCGAACATCGTCGGCTTGCGGAATAAGGCGAAGGAAGCAGAAAACAGCCCGCCCGCCCGTTACCAGTTCCAGCAGTTGAACCTGAATATCTGGCAGGCCGCTTCCCGCGATCCCCTGTTCGATATGGCCGTCTATGACGCCGGGCACGACAAGCATTTTCACAATGAGAAGCTGGCCGACCTTGAGGGCTTGCCGTGCTGGCTTGGCGTGGACCTGTCCCGTTCCGGCGACCTAACCGCTATTGTCGGCGCATGGCGTCACGACGATGGCCGCATCACCGTGCACCCCTGGTTCTTCCTGCCGTCCGAAGGCTTGGAGGAAAAGGCCAAGGTCGAACAGGTTCCCTATCCCCGGTGGCGCGACGACGGCCTGTTGAACGTGATCGAAGGCCCGATCATCGAACCCGACGTGATCACCGATGAAATCATCAATCTTTGTGGCCGCTTCGACGTGCGCGAAGTCGTCTTTGATCCGGCGCTTGCCGCTCCGATTTACCCGAAGCTGATGGATCACGGCATCAATGTGCTTCGCCATCCGCAGAACGCCACTCATATGCACGGCCCGATTTGCGACCTTGAGCGCGTCGTGAATGGCCGTCGCATCCGGCACGGTGCGCACCCGATCCTTCGCAACCACTTTGAAAGCGTCGTCGTGAAGCGCGCGACCAGCGCCAGCGAATTGACCACGATGCACAAGGGCACCCGGCATTCGAACCATATCGACGGCGCTATCGCGTCCGCGCTCGCCGTCTTCCGGGCCGCTGCCAACGATAATCAGCGCTCAATTCTTGATCTCGACCCCGACGAATACGACAGGCTTTTCCGCGAAGCCGAAGCCGCATAAGGATTTTTGCGATGAATGACGACCTTCTTTTAGTCACCTTCCGCGCCAACGCCGACAAGTATAAGCGCGATGTCGAGAACGCCCGCACCTACGGTGGGAAGCGCTTCCGGCAGATGCAGACCGACGCCGAAAAGGCCGGTTCCGGCATTGAGAAGGCGATGGGCGGCGCAATGAAGAGCCTCGGCGCTTTCGGCAAGGGATTGGCCGGTGGCGCTATCGGCGCGCTCGCCGTGGGCGGTCTTGATCAGATCATCGGGCGTGTCGGCGAACTTACGAAGGGCATTGCGAACATCGGCAATGAAGCCCGACGCGCAGGCCTCGGCAACAAGGCGTTTCAGGAGCTTTCCTATGTCGTCGAACAGAGCCGCGTCCCTATCGACGCGCTTGTTGATGGCTTCAAGGAACTGCATATTCGGGCAGATGAGTTTTATACCGATGGAACCGGCGCGGGCGCAGACGCTTTCCGTCGCCTCGGTTATTCCGCCGACGAACTAAAGCGCAAGCTCGCCGATCCTTCGGCGTTGCTCGTGGAAATCCTCGACCGTATGCGCGGCCTCGACACGATTGCTCAGAAGCGTCTCTTTGAAGACATCTTCGGCGGGGAAGGCGGCGAACAGTTTGTGCAGCTTCTCAATCAGGGCGCGGACGGCATCCGCCGCACGATCAAGGAAGCGAACGACCTTGGCCGCGTGCTTGACGATGACGTGATCCAGCGCGCCGACGAGATTGACCGGAAGTTCAGCAAGATCAGCGGCACCGTTGGCACCGCCTTGAAGAAGGCCGTCGTTGATGTCGTTGGCGCTATGGACGACTGGCTTGACCGGATGAACCGCCTCGAGGAACAGACGACGCGGAATATTCAGTCTCAGCTTCTCAGCACCTATGACAAGCTTCGCGAAGCGAAAGACCTTCTGTCCGACCTCCAGCTTGATAAGGGCATCAATCCCGACGACCCGACCATTGACCTCAACATTGATCGCCAGAAGCAGCTTATCGAGGAACTGACCGGCGAGGCTATGAAGCTCCGCGATATTCTCGACCGTCGCAACGGCTACGATGAAAGCTTCATCTATAGGACCGGGCAGGACGCGGCAGGCGCAAAGCCGCCCCTCGATAATCTGAATTCCGCTTTGTCCGGCACCGGCAGCGCGGCTAATGACGCTCTTAAGGGCATCAACAGCTATGCCGACGCCATTCGCGCCCTGAAGGACGAAGTGCCGGAACTGGCCGCATCGTTGCGCGACCTCGACGCCAAGACGAAGATTGACGCCGTCCACCGGCAGGCCGTTGCGCGTGCGCAAGGCCAACGCGAAATCGCCCTGGCTAACGAGATGCGCGGCAAGGCGCTTCAGTCGCTCAACCTCAAGAGCGCGACCGACGACCCGAGCGGCTACCTCTCGAACATGCTGGCATCCGGCAAGGCGAAGGATCACGTCAACGGCATGGCCGACGCGTTCGCGGAAAAGCTGGCGAAGATGCTGGCTTCCATGCCGGACGACCTGAAGGGCAGCGTTTCCATCAATTCCGGCTATCGATCGATCGAACGCCAGCAACAGCTTTGGCTTGAAGCCCTGAAGAAGCATGGAACGCCGGAAGCCGCCCGGAAGTGGGTGGCACCGCCCGGCAATAGTCAGCACAACCACGGCAACGCGGCAGACCTCGGCTATGGTTCCGACCGGGCGCGGCAGTGGGTGCACCAGAACGCCGGGAATTTCGGCCTTCAGTTCCCGCTCAGCAACGAAAACTGGCACATTGAAGACGCCGGCGCCCGTAGCAAGGATAGAGCCGCCGAAATCGACAAGCTGACCGCAGCCGCAACCCGGCAGGCCGACGCCTATAGCCAGATCACGGCGAGCGCCCGCGAATACAGCGCTGCGCAGGATACCGAACGGCAGGCGCTCGGCATGACCGCACAGCAGGCGCAGGCGCTTCGCTACGAACAGGAAATGCTCAATCAGGCGCAGCGCGCCGGGATTGCGCTGACGCCTCAGCAGCGGCAGGAAATCGCCGCACTGGCGCAGGGTATGGCGTCAGCCGAAACCAGCGTTGACAGCTTCCGCGAGAAGCAGGAACAGGCGCAGGAAACCGCCCGCTTCTTCGGCGAGTCAATGACTGATGCCCTCACCGGCATCCTCGACGGCACCATGACCGCAGAACAGGCATTGCAATCGCTCCTCAAGTCGTTGATCCGGGCGACTTTGCAAGCCGCGCTTATGGGCGAAGGGCCGCTTGCGAACCTGTTCGGAACCGGCGCGAAGGCCGATAAGAAGGGCGGCGGGCTTGGCTTCGGCGGCCTCTTCGGCTCGTTGCTCGGAAGTCTGCTCGGCTTCAGCGAAGGCGGGTATACCGGCGATGGCGGGAAGTATCAGCCGAAGGGCATCGTCCACGGTGGCGAGTTCGTTGTCACCAAGGAGGCAACGCGCCGTCATGGCGTGAAGAACCTTCAGCGTCTCAATATGCCCGGCTATTCCGAAGGCGGTTATGTCGGGAACGCGCCTTCGATCCGCAAGCCGGATCTTGTGGCCGCAAACAGCAATGCCGCGCCGTCGCAGACCATCAACGTATCATCCAACATCACCGTCAACGGCAGCGCCGGGACGCCGGAACAGAACGCCGATTTGGCGAAGAAGATGGCCCGCGAATACGAAACTTCCATCCGCAGCACGGTTGCCGATGAAATTCGGAAACAGACGAAGGTCGGCAACTATCTAAACCAGCGGACCCGCTAGGGACTCACAGAGAGTCGCTGGCGCGTTTTGTGCGCCCGGACGCGTGAATGCTCATCTGACACCCGCAACGCCTCTCAGTGATTCGCTATGGCGGAAAGGCGGAACGATCCCCGCCCGACCGGAGATAGGTTCCGCGCCGGGAGCGAAGCGACTGGCCGGAACCCTCTCGCATCGGTATGGGGATGTTCCGCCCCCCCCGGAAGCTTTCTTTCCGCCCGCAGGAGTATTCAGACAGCGTAACCGCTCTCACCGTCCTAGGTATTCTATAGTCTTATCTAGTATTACTAGTATATATAGTAGGACGCTCAAACCCGTTACGTTTTGAGAAACACTTATTTTCCAAGGCTTCCGGGCGGCAGACACCTAGGACGCTATGAGCGGTTACGTTTTTACCTAGGACGCCAAACATGGTCACGCTTTTCGGACCTAGGACGCCCCGCCCGGTTACGCCTATCTAGGACGCTGGAACAGGTTACGCGAAATTAGAACATAATTCCCCTCACACTTACCTAAGACGGTCTAGGCAGTTACGTTTAGCCGCTTCAGACCCTATGCGAAGAAAGATATTGCTTTTTGTGCAGATCATAAGCGTCACCGCTATAACTCAACCATGCCCGCAAAATGGAGGTTCCAATGGCACGGCAGAAGTTAGGCGGGATGACCCCGGACGAAATCAAGGCACACAAGAACGAGCAGGCACGTCTTCGAATGGAAAAGATGCGCAACGAGCAGAAGAAAGAACGCAAGATGGCAAAGGCTAAGGCAATTCTCTCCCCGAACGATCCGGAAGTTGTGAAGTTCGCCGACGACATTCTAAGCCTTCCCCTTAGCGCGCGTGTTCCGCTCATGGCTATCTGGCAGCGCGAAAACAAGCAGAAGTTCCCGATTGAACAGGTAGGGCTTGGACCGGACGCAGGCGAGGAATATGCCGACTTCGCAAAGCGCCGCGACCGCGTTCGGGATTTGATGCTTACTCGGTTTTACGCGGACGATCATATCGCCCGTGAGAAGGCCAGGGATCGCCGGAAGAAGTCTGAAAAGAAGGAAGCCGACGAAGCCGCCCGGCTCGGCCTCACCGTCTTTGAGTTTCAGAAGCAGAAGAAGATGACCGCAGCGTCGAAGGCGCGGAAGGCTCGCGAGTTGCAACGGTTATCGGAAAAGGTTGCGGCCTAAACTTTCTTCGGCAATTCGACGCACTTGCTCGGCCATCTCGCTATAAATTTCATATCAGCCGGTTGCGTTTGGTCATGCGACCGGTTGTTTCTTTGAGTGAAAACGACAACGCCGGACGCAGCGGCTTCCATCTTTTGCGTCTGGCACCCGCAAAAGGCCCCTCATGTTTCGTTGGCGTGAGGGGTCTTTTCCATGCGGTCTAGTTCGCGCTCGACTGCTTCGCGGATGAACTTCGCCCGGTGTTTATCCCCAACGAGCGCGTCTATTCGCTCCAGCGTCTCGGCTGGAAAGCGCACAAGGGTTGCCTTCATATCTAGCGGTGGTCGTCCCATGCGCCGACGAATAGGCGATATCGTGTATTCGGTCAACTTAGGTTCCTCACGCAATTAAACGGTATCGTTTATTGACGAGATAAACGATACCGTTTAATGAGCCGTTACCGATTTGAAGGAGACGAAAGAATGACCGGCCAAGAAACCTACATTGCGACGGAAACCTACAACGTGGCGCTCGATCAGCTTGAGAACATCGCCCGGACGTTCGATCCGGCAGCGCCCGACATGATGCGCACCCGGATCATTGAAGCGCTTGGCGACCTCGGCATATGGCCGATGACCGCCTTCGCGGGCGCCGATCAGGGACGGGTGATTGTCGTCGCATAGCGTTGGACATAAAATTGGACTTGTAATGTCCAATGTCGTTGGACATTGTAGGTCCAACGAAAGGAGACGGACATGCGGAAGTCATGGAAGGAATACAAGCGAGAAGCCCGGAAGCGGCAGAAGGAGCAAAACGAGGCACGAGAACGGGCTTTGAACACCACCGTATATCGCCGAAGTTTTTCTGACTTCATGGGCAAAGACCGCCGATCCGGTTTCGGAACGCACTTTCTTATTCTCGGAAATGACTGGTGGAACTTCGAAGAAGACAACGGCATTAATCCCCACGACATCGAGGAGCTGGACGAAGACGACCGCAAGGCGGCGTTCAATTCGCTCGGCAAGGCCGAACTTGTTCTCGGCGTCTTGGAAGATGTTGTCGAAACGCTGGCGCAGGACATCGCCGTCTATAAGCGTCGGGAGATTGAAACCCGCATCGAAGAACTTGAGCAATCGGGCTTCACCGGCCCGGACGCGAACGCCTCTCTGGATGACTTGGAACGCCTCAAGAAGATGCGGCACCAGCTTAACCAGCGTGTTCGGAAGACCCTCCCGCAGACGAGGGCATCGGGCGAATAACCCCCAAGAAAGGGAACGGCAAAGCGAAGTTTGGTCGCCGAACTTTGCCGCCCCACAATCTCACACCGCGATAACAGTGAAGGAAATCGCTATGTCGAATGGAAATACCACGGCCCCGGCAACCGCCGCAACGGATGCTAGCCGCGAACAGCTCTTGAACCTCATCGGCGGACGGCTGGAACGTGTCCGCGCCACGCCTGAAGTTCTGATCGATTGGTTTCAGGAGTCGATTGACCTGCTTGAAGAAGTTGAGGCTTGGACGGTCGCTCATCATCCTGACGGCTACTTGATCCTTCGCGATCCTGCTGACGAAATCACCATGGAGTCTATCTAATGGCAAACCGTCACGAACGTCGCCGGAACGCTAAGCATTCCATGTCCACCATGACCGTTTCCGAATTCTTGGAACTGCCTTCCATGTGCGCATGGCATGGATGCGGGAAAGTTGCGAAGAACCCTTACGCTGCCGGGTGGCATAGTATGCTTCTCTACAAGGGACAGCCGAAGCTCAATTTCATCGAAATCGAAGAACGGAACGTGCAGCGTGACGCTGTTCTTTGCCCGGAGCATGCACGGCATCTGGATGAGCGTTTGCTTATCGATATCGGCGGGCGTCTCCGTGATGTTCAAGGGACCGCGTAAATGGCCCTCTCCCAGGAATTGAAGCGCATGGTCTCCGGCGCGGATTTCGATCCGCTCGAAGCCAAGCGGGCCGAAATCCTCGCTCGGCTGGAAGAGGCCGAACGCGAAGTAGGCGAATATGAGCCTTCTATTCGCGAGCGGCTGGCGTGGCTCGGCCTTCAGAAGGCGACGAAGCAGGAACTTCGCGAAATCATCGTGAAGTCGATGGAGCGCGACCCCGACGCATAAGCATCAACCAGCGCAGGCCCGCCAATCACGGCGGGCCTTTCTCGTTTCAGGAGCTACCATGTCCAACGTATATGAAGGCCTCACGGCGAAGGAAGCAGACGACGTTCTCAGGGGCCGGATTGGCAGCATCATCTGCGATACGCTCGCAGAGGCTCGTGGAATGGGCCGCAAGGCTTGGGATGACCGCGATATATTCAATTGGTCTTATCAAGTTTCCGGCATGATCGCCGTATCCATCGAGATCCGGCGCAGAGATGGGCCAACGACCTAAGCGGTCTCAGTCCACGAATGCAAAAAGGGCCCGTCAATCGCTCGACGGGCCTTTCTTCGTTTTCGCCGGACGAGCTGGTCAGTGACCGTCCGGGTTAATTTCCTAAGCTAAGGCAAACGGACCTGGGGAGTTAGCGCTCCCGGCTAGCTGTGGTGAGTATATGGGTAGTCATGTGGACGATCAAGCGCGCACGACTGGCTAGGCGGCAACCTCGCCAGTCTGCAACCTAATAACCCAAGAGCGGCGCGAAGATGCCGACGAGGATTAGCCAAAACATTAGCCCGCAGAAGAGGCCGAGAAAGGCGGTTGCCGTGCTGGAGATCACACCATCGCCCGCTGTGCGAGCCTTCCGCCAGCCGTAGACCGTGAGGAAGAACGGAGCGAGCGGCGACCGTATCAGGAGGGAAAGGATATAGCGGATCGTCGGGATGATGTCGGCGCGGCGGGTATAAAGTATCGAAATACCGACTGCTACTCCGCCACTAACGAGGATCGCCAGCCAGATCATCCCGACCGTGGAATGCGTTGCTACGCCGAAAGGATCGCTAACGCCATTGAACCAAAGCCAAGCTGCATATCCGCCATAAACAGGAAGCCATGCCATGACGGCGACGCCGAACGCCGTCACTAGGAAGGCATCGCGCCCTTGCGCTTTGGCTTCGTGGAGCGATTTCCGGGTTTCTCTGATTAGATAGCTCAAGAAGGCGAAGACCGCGTAAATTAGCAGCAGCGCAGCGACAATGCCCGCGCCCCATTGCAGAGCGCCAGTAACGGCTGAGGCACCAAACAGCAACACGCCCGCGATGATCGCCAGCAGAACATTTGTCAGTTGCCTATCGCCCATTTCGCACCACCCCTCAGCGCGGGCTTAGACTACCTCAAAGTTGAAATAGATCAACGGCTACAAGCTACCGTCATCGCTTAGCGGTAGCTTGTCGCGGTTGATCGAGTGACCACAACATGAGGCATACCTAGTTGATCGAGATAGGCACGCACCCAATTTATGTTCGACGTGTTTCGCGGTCCCAGAGTAACACTAGTGATCGCCTTCTTAGCCGTCTCCTATAGCGCGGCGATCAGGATGAGACGGCGGCGACAATCTGGATGAGACTCTTATGTCGCGGTCGGGATGAAAGTATCATGCTGATTGTCGCTGGCAAGAGTCTCGTCGTGTTCTGATTGCCGCTCCGCGACAATCTGGGAAGCACTTTTAATTGTCGCGAAGGCGGCAGGTCTGCCGCGCTGGCGTTTGGCTTCCATGGCGGAACGTCGCCGATAGCTTTCGACGTTCATTTCGAAGATCGTTGCGTGATGAACAAGTCGGTCCACCGCCGCAAGCGTCATGGCCGGGTCCGGAAAGACGCGGTTCCATTCCCCGAAGGGCTGATTGGCGGTGATCATGAT